TCGACCATGATCCAGATGGTCGGGCGCGGCCTGCGCACGGTCAACCCGGAGGAATATCCGGGTGTCGTCAAGACCGACTGCGTCATCCTCGACTTCGGGACGTCGAGCCTCATCCACGGTTCGCTCGAACAGGATGTCGATCTGAACGGCCGCGAGGCCACTGCCGGCGCGCCCGCAAAAACCTGCCCCTCCTGCGAGGCGCAAGTCCCTGCGGCCGTCATGGAATGCCCGCTGTGCGGTCATGTCTGGGAATCCGAGCGTGAATGTAAGGGTCCGGAGGCGCTCGGCCAATTCGTCATGACCGAGATCGATCTTCTCGCCCGATCCAGTTTTCAGTGGATCGACATTAATAGTGATGGCTCGATCCTGATGGCGAGCGGCCTCACCGCCTGGGCCGGCGTGTTTTCCGAAGATGGCCGCTGCTATGCGGTTGGCGGCGCACGCGACAAGCGCGCCACCTTGCTCGGGGTCGCCGACAGCATGGTCTGCCTCGCTGCGGCCGACGACTGGCTGAACGCTAATGAGTCTGACGAGGCAGCGCACAAAACCAGAAGCTGGCTCCGTCAGCCCGCGACCGACAAGCAACTCGCCTGGCTGCCGCCCGCCTGCCGGATGGATTTCAGCCTCACCCGTTATCAGGCCTCGGCCATGCTGAGCCTGAAATTCAACCAGAGCGCCATTCGCGCCCGGATCAGCGAGGCCAGGGACGCCAAGCTGTCGGCGGCTGCATGATGGAGACGCTTCATGTCGCCATCGCCTGTCTCATCCAGCGTCCGGCTTGCCTGCTGGCAACCTCGTTTCGCGCTCTGCGCAGTCTGTCGGCGCCCGACGCGTGGATTTGGCTGGTCCGAGCCGCAGCCTGTGAGCCGGCCGCGGCCGTCAGCCTGGTTCTGCTCGATCACCTGTCAGGCCTTCTTCTCCCATCGAGCGCGGAGGTCCTCCACCATGGTTGATCTCACCGAGGAAGAAAAATCAGCCATCCGCCACGCCATGCAGAGGGTTGCGGAAGTGATGGAGGAGATCGGCTGGAACACCCGGCTGATCGACCTCACCGAGCCCCAGGCGCTTGCCCTCGTCGAAGTCGCCATCGGCGGCTTTCAGGACGCGATAGGCGAGATCGCCGCAGCCAACACGCAGCAATTGTCGGGGAGGCGTTCCTGATGCTTGATTTCAATCACACCCGCAGTTTCGCCGAAGTTCTCAACGCCTGCATCGACGCGGCGCTTATCCATGAGAACGCTGTGCGTCCCCGCCGCGATTATCTCGGCGGCTCACGCGTCGGCCATCCATGCGAACGCGCCCTGCAATTTGAATTTGCGGGCGCCCCGAAAGACGACGGCGCGGACTTTTCCGGCCGCACATTGCGGATCTTTGGCATCGGTCACGCGCTCGAAGAGCTCGCGATTCAATGGCTGCGGGCCGCCGGCCTCGATCTCTATACCCGCAAGGGCAACCAGACTGACGGCGAACAATTCGGCTTTTCCGTCGCGGGAGGCCGTCTGCGTGGCCATGTCGACGGCGTGATCGCCGCGGCGCCCGATGCTCTGCGGCTTGGCGTTCCCGCGCTCTGGGAATGCAAGACCATGAACGCGAAGAACTGGCGTGCCTGCGTCAAGGACGGGGTTGCGATCTCGAAGCCGGTCTACGCCGCGCAGATCGCGCTCTACCAAGCCTATATGGACGCGAGCATTCCGGGCCTGGCGGCGAACCCAGCGCTGTTCACAGCGATCAATAAGGACACGGCAGAACTGCACCATGAGCTTGTGCCCTTCGACGCCGAGCTTGCGCAGCGCATGAGCGACCGCGCCGTGCGCGTGCTTGCCGCGACCGAGGTCGGCGAGCTTCTGCCGCGCATCGCGCGGGATCGCGACCACTTCGAGTGCCGCATGTGCCCTTACGCCAACCGCTGCTGGAGCCTTGCGCAATGAATGACGATCATGACGACAAGCCGACTGGCGAGGTGATCCACTTCAATCCATGGCGCGACTTCAATGACGCTGCGCCACAGGAAGATCCATTTGGCGTCGAGCCGGATGCGGACCAACTGGCGACGTTTCTGGATGTGGTCTTCAGCTATTGCGAGGGCCTGATCCCGGTGCGCGGCTTCGTCGACAAGGGACAGGGCCGGGACGGCAAGCCCAATAACACATGGATCGAGGCGGACGCCTGCGCCTTTGACAAGCTCAAGACCTTCGCTGCCTGGGCATGGCGTGAGGGCGCAGCGCTCTACGTCATCCCCGGCACGGTCGCAGCGCAAGGCCAGGCCCGCGCCCACGAGGTCGTCGAGATGCAGACGGTGGTCGTCGATCTCGACGCCGGCGATATTCAGGCGAAGCTCGCCCATCTCACCCTGCATCTGGGCCAACCAACGCTTGTCGTGGAAAGTGGCGGGCGGACGCTCCAGGGCGCCACCAAACTCCATGTCTGGTGGAAGCTGACGGAGGCGGCCCGGGGCGAGGATCTCGCGACGCTCTGCCGTCTGCGCGGTGACATCGCCATGAAAGTTGGCGGCGACACGCATTTCCGCTCGGCCCACCAGCCGATCCGTGTCGCAGGTTCCGTCTATCACAAGGGTGGATTCCAGCGGCTCGTCGAGATCCGTGACCATCATCATGTCGAGGTGGATCTCGCCGAGTTCGCGGAGCAAGTCGCCGCCATGCCGGCGCTGCCTTGCGTCGGTGTGGAGCCGACGCCCGAGGCCCACGCCAAGCCCTCGCTGGAGGCGGTTCTCAAAACTCCGGTGCATGAGGGCGGCGCCGATCAGTGGACCCGTTTTGAGGGCGCGAGCGCGGCCATCGGCCATTACGTCCGGCTCGTCCACGAGGGCAGGATGACGCCAGATGATGGCTGGGAGGCGATCCGCCAGTACAACGCCGCCATGCTCCGGCCTGCCTGGGCGCCGGAGCGCCTGCAGCGAGAGGCCGACCGCCTTTGGGCCTTGCATGTGAAGAAGAACGGGCCGCCGTTGTTGCGCGGCGAGACCTGCGTTGGCGCCGGCGCCACTTCGATCACCTTGTTTTCGATGGGGGAGTTGCTCGATGACCGCTCGCCGATGCCGCAGGACATTATCGGGCCGCGCGTACTGACGCCGGGTGGCCTGCTGGTTCTGGGTGGCGCGCCGAAGGTCGGCAAAAGCGATTTCTTGATCAGCCTTCTCGCCCACATGGCGGCGGGCGTGCCGTTCCTCGGGTTCACTCCGCCCCGCGCCATGCGGATTTTCTACCTCCAGGCGGAAATCCAGTACCATTATCTGCGCGAGCGCATGCAGGAGATCTGCCTCGACGCCGCGGTGATCGCAGGTGCGCGCGACCGGCTGTTCGCCACCCCGAAACTGCGCATGATCCTCGACGACAAGGGTCTGGCGCTCATTGCTGATAGCGCCCGCCAGCGCTTTTCGCATGAGGCCCCCGACATCATCTGCATCGATCCGATCCGCAATCTTTTCGACGGCGGCAAGGACGGGGGCGGCGAAAACGACAATGCCGCGATGATGTTCTTCCTGAATGAGCGCGTGGAGCGCTTGCGAGAGGCCTTGGCGCCTGAATGCGGCGTCATTCTCGCCCATCACACCCGGAAGATGAACCGCAAGAGCGTCACCGAGGATCCATTCCAGGCGTTGTCGGGCGCGAGCGCGCTGCGCGGCTTCTATACGACCGGGCTGATCCTGCATCGACCGGAAGAAGAGAGCACGCTGCGCAGGCTGGAGATCGAGTTGCGCAATGGGCCGGCCGTACCGGCGAAGACGATCGACAAAGTGGATGGCCGATGGGTTGAGATCAATCCATTGAACGAGCGGCTTGCCCGCAAAGACTTGGGCGCGCGGCTCGATGCAGAGCGCCTGCGCAAGCACGATGTCATCGTTGGCATCCTGCTCGATGAAGCGCTCGCAAGCCGTCTCTACACGATCATGCAGTTCGCCGAAGCGTTTGAGAACCAGGCAGGGCTTGGCAGCAAGCATACGATCCGCGAGCGACTGAGCGTGCTTGCGACCAAGGGCTTCGTGAAATTCCGGCGCGACGCGACAGAGTTCGGTTTTGGGGTCGTGCGTTCGCGCTCTGGGTACCTTTGCGTGGAGGGGATGACCTTTGGCGCGCCCCATGAAGTGGTTGATCCCGTCACCGGCGAGGTTTTCCGGACCGTCCGTCGGGTGCTCCCCAGTCACTTCAAATGCCCTCAATCCGGCCTCTCACTCGAGGTCGAAAATCCGGTTGTCTGGGTCTACCCGGAGGGGGCTGATGACGACCTCAATCCTTAGGAGTGAGGCCTCACTCCTTTTTCCTCAAAATCCAAAACAATCGTCAATTCAATAACTTGGATCAAGCCGAGGAGATGGGTTCCCACTCCTCCCTCACTCTATCTCAAGTCCTAATTCAGGAAGGAAAATCAACATGTTACGCAGAGACGAGGAGTTAGGTGTTTTATCCCTATTCTACGAATGGGTTGCAAGTCAGTTGCAACCCATCTCGATCCGGACAAGTGCGCGCGCCCGACCGACCCTGACCTTCCAGTGCAACCGTTGGAGGGCAGCATGAAGGCGCCATCGACCCGGGTGGCGCACGCCATCAATTTCCGCATCCTGCCCATGTCGGGCACGGTGCTGATGCACGAGGGCCAGCGCTACGTCGCCGTTGGCAGCAGACTGCATCGCAAGAAGGATGGCGCGCAAACGCCACTGATCCAATGGCGCAGCCATTGCGCGACGTGCGGCGAGCCTTTCGAGTTCAGCACCTGCCTCCAGGCCCCGCACCCTAACCGCCGATGCCCTGCCCACCATCGGCCTGGGCTGTCGGTGACACGGCTCGGTCGAGCCGCCAGCAAGAAATTTGTCGCCGGCAAGAGGCGACGCAAACCAGCCGGCGCACCCAGCCGCTGACCGGACGACGGCAGCCAGCACCGCCAAGCACCAGGCCGCCGCCGTCCTCCACCACGACCATCAACCTCAACCAAGGAGACCATCATGGCGTCGCAGACTCTGACCGCGCCTGACGCAAACACAAGCCCTATGCCCGGCTCATTGGCCGGATCCATCCTCGCCCTCGATCTGGGCTCCAGCATGGGCTGGGCGCTCCGCCTCGGCTGCGAGACCCACAGCGGAACGGTGTCATTCCGCCCCAGCCGGTACGACGGCGGCGGCATGCGCTATCTGCGCTTCCGCCACTGGCTCGACCAATTGGCCGCGCAGCGCACGCTGCCCGAGGCGGTGTATTTCGAGGAAGTGCGCCGTCACGTCGCGACGGACGCCGCCCACATCTACGGCGGTTTCCTCGCTTGCCTCACCGCATGGTGCGAGGAGCGTGGCGTCGCCTACCAGGGCGTGCCGGTCGGAACCATCAAGCGGCACGTGACGGCCAAGGGCAACGCTGACAAACAGGCGGTGATCGCCGCCGTGCGCGCGCGTGGCTTCAAGCCCGCTGACGACAACGAGGCGGACGCCATCGCCATCCTCCTGTGGGCCATCGAGACCAGGGGAGGCGTCCTGTGATGCAGAACTCCATCCTTCGCCAGGCTGAGCGCGCCGCGACCCGTGACGAGCCCTGCGTCATGCGCGCGCTGATCATCATCGACCTCGCCAATGGAGGCGCCTCATGACCCGCGGCCGCAAGAGAAAACCCGGCAAGCGCCATCCCTCAGGCAAGCGCCTGCGCGAGGAGACCGAGCGCGAGGCCATGTCGGTTGCGCTCGACGCCCGCAAGCGTCACTTCGGCGTGTCGGGCAAGCAGGCGCGTGATGAACGTCTCGGCGGCGCCCTTGGACGGCTCGCCTTCCGTGGCCTTATCACCGACCTGCAACATCAGGCCGGCGTAGCCTTCGCGCATCTCCACCTCCGTCACAACCTGACGGTGGGATTGCCGATGCCGAGCCCCCGCTCACTGGCAGGCCTCCTCGTCAACGAGGGGGTTTTTGGGGCGAGCCCGAGCGAACCGGTGCTGGAGGCGATCGAGACGGTGAAGCGCCGGTTCGAGGAGGCGACAGCGGCGCTCGACGCGTGCGATCGCGAGCAGCGGCTTTCGCCGGGCCGCCGGCCGACGTTTCTGGTCTATCGGATCGTTTGCGCCGACCAGGATCTGCCGGAATGGTATGTCGAAGACCTGGGCAATCTGCGCGTTGCGTTGAATGCGCTGGCGCGTGTCTTTCGTCTGCGATGAGGTTATCCACACGTCGTCGCCGCGCAGCGCTTCGCTCTCTTGCGCAGGACTTAGCGCGTTGATTCAAAACGATAAATACCCTTGACCGCAAGGCGCGACGCAGCTAAAAGTTCCGAAATTGGAAGATTGGAATTGCGCCCGGAGATCACCCTCCGGGCGTTTTTCGTATCGGGGGGCCCGAACATGCGCGTGGTGTTTCTCGATGCTGACGATGTGCGCCTGCGCTTCGAGGCCGCCTGCGCCCGCCTTGGCGAGGGCGAGGCCCGCCGCGCTTTCTCGATGACGCTCAACAAGGAAGGCCGTAAATCCTTCACGCAGATGCGCCGCGCCTTGATCCGGCAATCCTCAATCCCGCGCGCCGCCGTCAACGCCGCCATGCGCTTCAAGCCTTCGACGCGCGCAACGCTGTCGACCACGACCTCGGGATCTGGCCGACACCTCCCCCTGTCCATGTTCGGCGCGCGGCAGTTCTCCTACGGCGTGCGCGCGAAGATCTGGGGACGTGCGCAGACCTTCCGCTCAGCGTTCGTGGTCAAGCGCTATGGCGGCGGCGTATTCAAGCGTAAAGGCAAGGCGCGCTTTCCAATCAGCCAGCTGTGGGGTCCTGCGGTCCCTGTCGAAATGCTGCGCGACGAAGCGCACGCCGCCTGGACCGATCAGCACCCTCGCGTGCTGCGTGAATCCGAGCGTCTGGTCGCACTGCTGCTGGCGGGAACGCAAATCCGCGCAATCGCAAAGGAGCGCAGGGGGGCGGGGCTAGGAGCCCCACAGCGGGGTTCTGAGTAGCGCTGCCGCCGCCGCCCGGTATTGGCGTGTTTTTTCTGGTTTCGTTTTTCCATTTTGTTTTGATTTGAGGGCGCCTAACCCTCGGAAAAGATTGCGCTAGACCCTCGAGTTGGCCGTCCCGGCGACGGTCGTTTTGACGGGGCCGCGGGAGCGAAGAACTGGAAACCTGAAGCGGGCTCAGCCCGCAGCCATTGGCCGGATGTTGGACACGTCAGTCGTCTCGCGAGCGCGAGCCAGATCCCACGCGCGCTGGAGGTTCATCCAATACTCGGCCGTGGTGCCGAAAACCCGCGCCAGCCGCATCGCAGTATCGGCGGACAGAGCCGTCTCGCCCTTAACGAGCCGCTCGATGCGCGTGCGGGGCACATGGATACGCTTGGCCAGAGCGATGGGGCTCAAGCCCAGCGGCTCAAGATAGAGTTCCTGGAGAACATCGCCCGGATGGGATGGGTTTTTGATCAGGGACATGAGATCCACCACAATCAATGATAATCGACGATTTCGATGTCTGCGGGCCCATGGTCGGTCCACACAAAGCAGATGCGCCACGGATCGTTGATACGCACGGAATGTTGTCCCGATCGATCGCCTTTCAGCTCCTCAAGATGGTTTCCGGGCGGAAAGCGCAGATCCTCCAACACGACAGCTGCGTCCAGCGCTGAAAGCATCGCCCGCGTTCGCTTCACAAGACTGGCTGGAAACCCCTTGCCGAATTTGTCCTGAGCCGCGGCAGCCGCGAGCTTGCCTTTGGTGCTGACGATCATGGCGATGTGTATCATGACATGATACATGGCGCAAGATCAGTGCTGGTCTGATTGGACCCAAAGGTCGCATCCCGCAAAAGTGCCATTCGCTATGCACATCCTGAGGACTTCCGGCAGAAAAGGGGGCCCACATGCTGGCCGATGCGCCCTCGATGATCGTCCTTGTCGGGTCAGCCCCTCAGTCAGAGGTTCCTCAATGATCGTCACCGAAACGCCGATCGAGCGGCTGATCCCCTATGCGCGCAACCCGCGCAACAACACCGCCGCCATTGATGCGGTCAAAGCCTCGATCGCCGAGTTCGGCTTTCGCCAGCCCATTGTCGTCGATGAAAAGATGGTGGTGATCGTCGGGCATACCCGGCTACAGGCCGCCAAGGCGCTCGGCCTGAAGTCCGTGCCGGTGCATGTGGCCGAGGGGCTGACGCCGGCCCAGGCGCGGGCCTATCGCCTGATGGACAATCGCTCGCATGAAAACGCCGCGTGGGATGATGAACTGCTGCGGCTGGAATTCGGCGAGCTGAAGCTCGAAGGTTTCGATCTCGGCCTCACCGGCTTCGACGAGGAAGACCTCGGACGTTTGCTGGGCGCCGAGCAGGTCGATGGAATGACCGATCCCGATGAGGCGCCGGACTTGCCCGTCGAGCCGGTCAGCCGCCCCGGCGACCTCTGGATCCTTGGCGACCATCGTGTGCTTTGTGGCGACGCCACTGTGATTACGGATGTTGAAAGGCTCATGAGCGGCCAACTCGCCGACATGTGCTGGCAAGATCCGCCCTACAATGTTGATTATGGCCATCCGGCCGGGAACAAGGCGCGCGGCAAGGACCGACGCATCCTGAACGACGCTCTGGGCGAGGGGTTCTACCAGTTTCTCTACGACGCCATGGTCAACACGCTGATGGTGACCAAGGGCGCCTGCTACGTCTGCATGAGCTCATCGGAGCTGCACACGCTGCAAAAAGCTTTCACGGATGCGGGCGGCAAATGGTCGACCTTCGTCATCTGGGCCAAGAACACCTTCACCCTCGGCCGCGCTGATTATCAGCGCCAGTACGAGCCGATCCTCTATGGCTGGAAGCAGGGCGCCGATCACTTCTGGTGCGGCGCGCGTGATCAGGGCGACGTCTGGTTCCACGATAAACCGCGCGTCAACGACCTCCACCCGACAATGAAGCCGGTGGAGCTCGTCGAGCGTGCGATCGCCAATTCCTCGAAAAGCCGCGACATCGTCCTCGACCTTTTTGGCGGTTCGGGTTCGACGTTGATCGCGGCCGAACGCACGGGCCGGGCTGCACGGTTGATGGAACTCGATCCCAAGTATGTCGATGTGATCGTCACCCGCTGGCAGGATTACACCGGCAACAAGGCGGTCCTCGACGGCGAGGACCGGACTTTCGATGATCTCAAATCCGCCCGGCTCAAGAAGGATTCCGCCTGATGCAGACGCGCATGATGTCGTTCGTCGAGTCGGTTGCAAACATCGTCGTGGGATATGCTGTTGCGGTCATCACGCAGCTTCTGGTGTTTCCGCTGTTCGGGCTTGTTGCATCGCTCGGCGACAATCTTGTCATTGGATTGATCTTCACCGTCGTGTCGCTGTGCAGGTCCTATGCGCTGCGGCGCGCGTTCAACCGGCTTTCCGCACCGGGCCGGCAAGTCCAAGAAACACAAGCACAGCTTGGTTGAGGCGCAGAACATCCGCGTCGTCCAGGCGGCCGACCTTCTCGCCGAGTCTTTCCTTGGGCACAGTTGTGATCTTGTCGACCATCAAACGCGAGGAGACCCTCAGGCCGTTGGCCTCGCTTGGCTTGATGAGCAGGCGGAGCAAGGGCGCGTCGGTAGCGTCACTCGTGAATACACACAACGTGATCGAAGCGGTTGCGTCAAAAATGTCTTCCTGAATGATCACCGCGGGACGGGGTTTACCCGTGTAGCTGCCGCCACCGGATACAGTCCAGATTTCGCCGCGCTTCACGGTTGGTCGAAGCCTGAGATGGTGTCGATGAAGGCCTGATCCTCACGGGCTTGCGGGCTGTGGTTCACGGCAAGGGACTGGGCATGCGCCTGCGACCTAAATGTTGCAGACCGCACATCCGGAACCCAAATCTGGATCGGCCGGAGGCCGCGCGCGCGAAGCCGCGCTCGGTGGGCCTGAACCTTGTTGCGTGAGGCATTGTTTCTGGCGGTGTTCGACATCGGGGCGCCTTCGATAGGTTACATGTAACCTATCCCTTCTGCCGCGAAAACGCCAGCGCTATTCACGTCCGCCGGAAATCAGCAGCGTTCCTGACCTTTCCGCGGTAGCGGGCGAAACACGTTCAAGCCGAAAATTCGCGCAACATATCCGCCTTGGCTCATGCCGCCTGATCCTGCGGCATCTTGATGAGAGATTCCGCGGGAATGCCAAGTCCTTGATGCAGCCGCCACACCATCTTGAGCGTGAGCGGCCGCTTGCGGTTGAGCACTTCGTAGACGCGGTTGCGACTCCCGATGTAGGGAATGAGATCTTTGGGCTCTAGCGCTCTGATCTCCATGTGGTGCTTGATAGCCTCAACGGGATCCGGCAAGTCGATCCGATAATGCTTTGCCTCCCAAGCTTCAACCAACGTGACAAGGACGTCCAACCGATCGCCCTCGCGCGTGCCGCGCCGGGCGTTCATGAGGCCCTCGATGTCCTTCAACGTGCGTACATAGTCCCGCTTGGTCCTGATCGGCGCCACGTCCATGGCTGATCTCCTCATATCGTCTGAGCGTCTATCTGGTCATATTGACGATGCGTTCCAACGAACCGGATATAGACGACGCGGTAGGGATAGTTGATCCACACCACAACGCGGTATTTGTTGCCGGCAATGTTGAACACGATCCGACCATCCTTCAGAACGCTGGCTGTGCGGATGTCGCGCTTCACGTCAGCCGGGGTCGCCCAATCCGCGCGGATCACATGCCGATACCAAGCCATAGCGGGCTCCCGGGCGTCCACGTAAGCGGGATCGCTCTCAAGGAATGTCTTCAAGGCAGCGAGCGCGATGACCCTCATTCCAAACATCTAGCATAGTCCCAAAATGGGACCAAGCATTTTTAGGTTCCTTGGGCCGAGGAGCAGGATACCGGCTGTTATGGCCGACATCCCTTCTTGGAAGCAAAATTGATCAATCAAGGAGGCGATACACCCGCCCGCGTGCCGCATCCTTCTCAGATGCGATGCTGAGGCCGAGCTTCTTCTTCAGCGCTCCAGCAATCGCGCCCCTGGCTGTGTGGGCCTGCCAGCCGGTCGCTGCGACGATTTCCGCAATCGTCGCGCCGCCTGGGGCGCGCAACATCTCGATCAGGGCCGCCTGTTTCGTACCCGGTCGCAGCTTTGGCTTCGGCGCGTCTGTGGCGCGGGCCTTCAAATCTGTATGAGGGAGTTCTTCGCCATCAGCAGCCGTTTTAGGGGCCGTGTCGGGGGCAAGCTCAAGCACAGCGAGGCCAGCTTCTGTTACGACGAGGGTGGTTTCGCGCCCGTCCTCGGTCTTGCGCCAGACAGGAACGCCCTGTTTCTGGGGCGCGTCCACCTCGGCCAGCAAGCCTTTGTCGATGAGCGGCTGGATCACCTTGGTGGCGGCGCCGCCCTTGAGATTTGACGGCAGGGGAAGAGCGACCAGATGTTCGCGCTGCGCGCCAGCGCTGAGAACGATCAATTGCGTGTCGGTGAGTTTGGTCATGTTCGGCTCCAGGTTTGCGGAGCCAGGACATCGTCGGCTCCTACGAGCCTAAGCCCCGCAAGCCGCGGGGCGCCATATCGGGGTTTTTAAAGCCTATCGAAGGGCCGAGGCCGCGATTGTCCTTGCAGCCGTGAGACTGGTAACAACCCGGGGGTATCCGCTCTCCGTGACGCCATAGAGATAATAATCGCCTTCGACGAAGATGCAGACGATCGGGCGACCGTGTATCCCGACGCCGTAGTTGAAGAGCTCCACTTGGGCTGTTATCATTTCGTGCGCCTTGCTTCGCGAAAACACCGAATCCGTGATCCGCTGTAGCTGCTGGGCATAGAACTCAAGATCTCCGACATGACCCCAATGCAGCGTCTTGGGATCGACCTCGAAATGATCCTCGCTCAGGGCTTTCAGGCGCGTGAGCATTGCGTCGATCTCGGTCTTCTTGGCGATGAACGCGGCAAGCGCATCGCTGTTGTCTTTGGCCTGATGGCGCATCTGGGTCTCCTTGGTTCGAGCCCATACACGCTCCATCCGCAGTGAAAGCCAAGCGGAATGGTCGGCTATTTGACTGCTATTGCTGAACAATTTTGGATCGGGCGGGCATGGCGGAACAATCGGGCCTCATCCCCATCGGCCAGGCGGCGCGCCTTCTTATGATCTCGGAGGAACGCATCCGACAACTCGTCAAACAGGGCTATGTGCCCAAATCCGAAAAGCGCGGTTACGTGCAACTCGTCGGCTCGGTCCAGGGATATTTGCGCTACCTCAAGGACGATGAGCGCCGCTCAAGCAAATCGGCTGCTGACAGTCGCGTGCGGGACGCCCGCGCGCTGGAGATCGAACTGCGGATCGCGGAGCGCACGCGCGATTTGATCCCGATCGAGGATGCGCTGACCGACATGGCGGAATTTGCAGGGCTCGTGCGCTCGGAACTGGCGGGGCTTCCTGCGCGGCTCACCCGCATCATCGATGAGCGCCAGAAAGTCGAAACGGAAATCGATGGCGTCCTTACGCGCCTTGCCGAGCGAGCCGCTCAAAAGGCTGAAAGCCTGGAGGCTGGCCGAAGCCATTCTCCGGCCGGCGCCCCGGCTGCCGCCTGACGAATGGGCGCGCATCAATCGAATTTATCCGGAAACCTCGGGGCTTCCGGGGCCGCGTGATCCCTCGATCACGCCCTATGTCATTCCGGTGGTGCGGGCCGTTCATGCCGGCCATCACAAGCGGGTCGTAATGGTCTGTGGCGCCCAGATGGGCAAGACTGACGGGCTCATCGATCTCATTGGCGCCCGCCTCGATCAGCGCCCGGCGCCTATTCTCTATGTCGGACCGATCCGAGACTTTTTGACCGACCAGTTCGAGCCGCGGCTGATGAGCCTGCTCGATGAGGCCGAAACGCTCTCGGCCAAGGTGGTGCGCGGTCGGCGCATGAAGAAGACGCTGAAGATCGTGGCGGGCGTTCCGGTGCGTCTTGCGCATGCGGGGTCTTCGGCGGGGCTCAAGTCGAGCCCGGCGGCTCTGGCGCTCGTCGATGAGTACGACGAGATGCTGGCGAATGTGAAAGGACAGGGCGATCCTCTGGGGCTCGTCGAGGCGCGGGGCGAAACCTATGCCGACTTCGTCACCGCCATCACCTCGACGCCGTCACGCGGCCTGATCGAAACGCAATTTGATGAGCGCAGCCAGCTCACGTTCTGGAAGCCCGGCGATCCCGAGGCAGTCGAAAGCGCCATCTGGAAACTCTGGCAGTCGGGAACGCGCCATCACTTCTGTTGGCCCTGCCTGCATTGCGAAAAATACTTCGTGCCGCGCTTTGCGCAGATGCGCTGGCCCGAGAACGCTACGCCCGCGGAGGCGGCGAAGGCGGCGCAGCTGCAATGTCCCCATTGCGGCGGCCTCCACCATGACGATGACAAGAGCGAGATGAATGCGCGAGGGCTCTATGTGGCGCCTGGCGAATGGATCGAGGAGGGGCAGGTTCGGGGCAGCCCGCCCGACAATGCGGTGATCAGTTTCTGGGCGAGCGGGCTTGCTAGCCCCTTCGTCACCTGGGGGACCCGGGTCGAGCGCTATGTCCGCGCCTTGGCGTCGGGCGATCCCGACCAGGTCCAGACGGCGCTCAACGCCGGGTTTGGCGAATGCTACACGCCGGCCTCCGGGCGCGATGCGCTCGACTGGCAGGAGGTCTTGCAGCGGCGCGCGCCCTACCGAATGAAGGACGTGCCAGACGGCGTGTTGCGCCTCGGCATGGCCGTCGATGTGCAGAAGCTGTCGCTTTACTACACCATCCGCGGATTTGGTTCGCGCGGCCGCTCCTGGCTCATCGACCGCGGACAATTGTTCGGCCCCACCGATGATGACGAGGTGTGGAACGCGCTGGCCGATCTGATGCTGACGCCCATCACAGGGCTGCAGATCGAACGGGTGTTCATCGATTCCGGTTTTCGCCCGAACAAGCTCGACGGCGGCGACGAACACAAGGTCTATGAGTTTGCGCGGCGTTATCCGTGGCTCGTCTCGCCCACCAAGGGGCGCGCGACCATGTCGCCGCCCTACAGGGTCTCGAAAATCGAGGTGACGCCCAAGGGCAAGCAGGCGGCCTACTCGATCAATCTCGTGTGGCTTTCGACGGATTTCTTCAAATCGCTGCTGGTGTCGCGGATCCGCACGCCGCTTGATCAGCCGGGATCGTTCATTGTTCCCGACGACATTGACGAGGATTACGCCAAGCAACTGGTTTCGGAAGTGCGTGTGGTCGATTCCGCCACGGGCAAGCCGCAATGGGTGCAGCGGTCGCGGCAAAACCACTATCTCGATTGCGAGGCGCTTGCGATGGCGATCGGCTATTCGCTGAACGTCCAGCGCATTCCCGAAGGCGTTCTGCGGGAGCGCAGCGAAACGGCGCTTGCTGACAAGCAGGATAGCGCAGCCGAAACGCGCAAGCCCGAGACGACGACAACGCTCGCGGTTGCGGCGGTTCCTGATCTGCGCGCCCGCTTCGCTGGTTTCTCCTCGCGTTTGAACAGGTGAGCCATGGGCCTGATGAACAGGGTACGCGACTGGCTTGCGCCAGCGCGCGGGCGCAACGTCATGGCGCCTGCGATCCGGGCCGATTTCATGCGCGGCAATCGTGGCGTGGTGTTTGGAGGCTGGCGGCCGGCGCTGCGCGAGGCGGCCGATGATGTGGGCGCATCCTGGGATCTGGCCGCGGCGCGCACGATCGACCTCATCCAGAATTCTGGGTGGATGGCGGGCGCGCTCGATCAGGCGGTCGCCAATACGGTCGGCAACGGCCTGCGATTGAAAGCCATGCCTGAGAATGACCTCTTTGGCATGAGCAATGACGAGGCCGAAGAATGGGCGCAACTCGTCGAACAGCGCTGGAGCCTGTGGGCGGACCGCCCATACGAATGCGACGTTGAAGGACGGCGCACCTTCGCCCTGATGCAGGCTGCGGCCTTTCGGTCGTGGTTCGCCACTGGCGAAATCTGGGCCGAACTTGCTTGGCGAGAGCGCGCGGGCGGGCGTTACGGCACCAAGGTGAGGATCATCACGCCCCATCGCGTGGTCCGCCGCAACGATTCTCTGCGCAACATCGTGCAGGGCGTGCGCATGGATGGCGACGGCATGCCTGTCGCCTATCTTGCGACCCGCAAGGACCTCCTGCGCGGCATGACCGAAGAATACGAGGTTCTGGCCCGCGACGCCCAAGGCCGCGCCCGCGTGATCCACGTCTATGACGGTATGCCGGGTCAGGTCCGCGGCATCAGCCCGCTGACGCCGGCGCTGCAGGTCGCGCGGCAGTTCGACCAATTGTCCGATGCGACGCTGACCGCCGCGATCCTGCAGACTGTGTTCGCTGCCTCGATCACCTCGGATGAGCCGACCGAGGAGGTGCTCGCCGGCCTGCTGACGCCCCAGGAACAGGCGCGTCTTGCCGCCAACGGCGTCTCGCCCTGGGATGCTTATGTGCAGGCGCAGTCTGGTTGGTACGACAACGCGACGATTAATCTCGGGGTCAACGGCCGGATCGCCCACCTCTTTCCTGGCCAAAAGCTCGAATTGCATCGGGCGCAGCATCCCCATTCAGATTACCGGGATTTTGCGGCGCACCTCCTGCGCGAACTCGCCCGCTGCATGGGGCTCACCTATGAGAGCGCCACGACGGATTACACGAACGCGACCTATTCGAGCGTGCGCACGGCGACGGGCGAGATCTTCCAGATCACGCTCTACCGCCGCACCCATCTGATCGCGCCCTTCTGCACTGCGGTCTACGAGGCCTGGCTCGAAGAGGAGATCGCCCGCGGCGGGGTCCCGTTTCCTGGCGGCCTCGATGGTTTTCTCGCAAACCGGCCGGCGGCAGCGCGCGCGATCTGGCGCGGCGCCCCAAAACTCCAGGCAGATGATCTCAAAATGGCCAAGGCCCACGAGATCTGGTGCCGTCTCGGCGTCATGACGGACGCTGCCATCGCCGAGGACCTCGGGCACGACATCGAGGACGTCTATGCGCAGCGCGCCCGCGAAAAGGCGCTCCGGCAAACCTACGGCTTGTCCGACCACCAATACCAGGGGGTCACCAATCCATCCGGCTCCAGTCCCCAGGACCAGGAGGGAGACCAACTCAGCGAATGACGATCATCATCGACAACGCCGATCCCTGCGCGCTCCTGCCGCGGATCCGGGAGGCCTATTACGCGCTGCTTGAAGGCAGGCGCCCCGAAGCGATCGAGTTTGACGCCGGCAACGGCGTGCGGCGCAAGGTTCAGTATGGCCGCGCCGATCTCGTTTTGCTCAAGGGCGAACTTTCACGGCTGGAAACACTCTGCAGTGGACCCGAGGGACGGCGGCGCCGCTTCGGCCTGCGGTCGGGAGGCGCATGATGCCCGGACAGCTCATGCGCCTTAACGATCGCTTGCTCAATGCGCCGTTGCTTATTCATCCAGCCAAG